AACAGTTGAATAACATTCATCAAGAAGTGGCGTATGACCTCAATTATAATTTGGTTGAAAATAATCTTGAATATAAAACTGAAGAATCACGAAAGATAAAAGTTCGATATACTTATATCGATAAAAAAAATAAAAAGAAAACAGTTGAGGTTGGTGATCCTGATGGTGAAGTGAGAACCTTTCATACGTCAGTAATTTCAGATGAAGCCAAATTGATAGAAATAGCAAAAGCTGAATTGATCAAACTCAAATATGAAGGTTTTAGTGGGAATGTAAAATCATTTTTAATTCCATTTGCAACTCGTGGAATGACTGCAAAATTGATAAATAAGCTTAAACCAAAGCAAGAAGGAAAGTATTTTATCAATAAAGTTGTAACAACATTTTCAGATCAAGGAGCAAGAAGACAAGCCTATATAACCAATAAACTATGAGTGTAGATAAAGATTTACAAGATGCTTTTAGAAATTTAACTAACCGTTCAGACGATACGTTTTCGGCTAAAGTTGAAAGTGTAGATAAAGCAAAAGGTGTTTGTGTTATAAATGATGGTTCATTAGAATATACAGATGTTCGCTTGTCTTCAATTATAGATGAAAATCAAAACAAAATTTACCTTTTCCCAAAAGAAGGAAGTTCTGTTTTGGTGTCGAAAATCAATAATGATATTCATGCACTTTACATAGAAGCCTACAGCGAAATCGAAGAATACTATTTGAAAATAGATGATTCAGAATTCAATGTAGATCAATCAGGAATTCTGATAAAAAAAGGAGAAGAAAACCTCCAATTATTAATGCTTGATTTAATCAAGGCAATCAAACAAATGAAATTTACAACCAATACAGGTTCGACAATTAAGCTGGTCAATATTCTTGATTTCGAAAAGTTAGAACCTCGATTTAAACAGCTTTTAAAAGATAATTAAACACTATTTATTATGCCATTAAATGAACAAAGATTAGAACAAAAAATAGTTGATGTAATGGAACAATGTCAACAAGAAACTGATGATCCAAATCAATCATTACGAAATTTTGCTCGTGAATTGGCAAAAGCAATAGTTGAAGAATTACAACAAGCTGAGGTGATAGGAATATGTCCAACGAATGGAGGGGCATTATTAGAAGGAAAAATACAGTAATTATGAAAGAACTCATCGTACAACATTTATCAGAATTAATAACTGGAATTATAGCTGTCATTGTTGGTTGGATTGGAAAATCTAAAATGTCAAAAAAAGTTGAAGATGCTGAACTAACAAAGCATATTCAAGGCATTTATAAAGATATGATTGCTGATACTGATCGGATGATTGATAATAACACAAAGGAAATAACAGAACTGAAATTGAAATTAGCAGAACAAGAAGCTTATTGGCAAAAGAAAATTCAAGAAGTTGAATCAAAATGGTCTAATAAATACAATACGATTCAACGTGAAAATAATGTGTTGAAAAAACGAATATCTGAACTCGAAAAACATTAAAATGCAAATCAAAATCCTACATAATCAGACGCTTTTAGATATCGCTATTCAACAATACGGTTCTGCAACTATGGCAATCGATTTGGCAATTGAAAATAACTTGAGTTTAACTGACAACAATGAAGTTGGTACACCATTGATTACGGAAACTAAAGATGTTGAAACAAGATTGATTGCAGAATATTTCCAAAATAAAGGATTGAAACCTGCAACTCAACTAACAGAAGAAATTAATGTTTTTGTTCCTTCTGAATTGGGAATCGGAAAAATGAGAGTTGGGTCAACCTTTAAAGTAAAATAATATGTTTAGAACTATTCCTGAAATACAAGAATCTATATTTAAAAAGAAAGCAAGTTACGAAGAGTTGAATGGTCTAACTTCAACTTCTAAAACTGCTATTTGGCGACTGTGGATTTACATTATGGCATTTTGCATTTATACTTTAGAACGGTTATTTGACAGCCATTCAAATGAAGTAACAAAGCAATTAAATGAGCAAAAAGCGCATACACCAGCATGGTATCGTAAACAGGCATTAGAATTTCAGTTTGGATTTACTTTCGATGAAAATATAGGAATTTTCGATGATGAAAATTCAACGAATGAGCAAATTGAAGCTTCTAAAATAATCAAATATTGTGCTGTCAATGAAAGTGATGATGAAAGTACTTTGGTAGTCAAAATTGCAGGTGAAACTGATGGGGTATTAAATCCGATTTCTACAGAACAAATCACCTCTTTTACTACATATATGAAACGTGTACGTGATGTTGGTGTAAAAGTAAATGTCATCAATTACCCAGCTGATTATTTGAAGTTGGATTTAAAAATCGAATATGATCCGTTGGTTATTGATGCAAATGGAATGAATCAACGCACAGGTGCTTTTCCTGTTAATACAGCACTTGAAGAATTCTTAAAAGAATTGCCATTTAACGGCGAATTAATCTTGGCGAAATTGGTTGATAAATTACAGTTAATCGAAGGTGTTCGAATTCCAACTATCAACGCTGCGTGGTCAAAATGGATTGATAAGGATCAGTTAGACGTGTATGTTGAGTATTCAGAAATACAAATCAAGAGAATTCCTGAAAGTGGATATTTTAAACTTGATTTAGAAACGACTATTGATTATGTGGCACAAAGTTAATTTTCATCAACTGGTTGTGCAATTAATGCCGACATTCTTACGTAAGCCAAGGCATATCTCCTTTTTGATGTTGTTTTCAACGGAAATTCAAGATGTGTATAACAATTGGAAAGAAAAACGTAAACGTGATCTTATTTGGTTAAATCACAATTCGCAAGTGTTTTTGGTTGAAAAAATTCTAAACGATGAATTTGACAATATAGATCGTCGAATCAGAATTCTTGATTCAGTGTTGTATGAACCGCAATACGTATGGACGTTAGGCGAAAATAATCCGATGATTTTGTATAAACTAAATGAACAACAACCAATAGATGTTGAGGATGTTTATATATGGCAAGATAATGATTACGATGGTGGTGTTGACTTCTATGTCGCTCTACCTTATCAAATGAATGTTGAGGCATTGACAATTCAAATCTCAGCAGTATTAAAACGATACAAATTAGCAAGTAAAAGATTCAAATTAATCAATTATGAATAAAGCAGATGTTAATCAAACAGGCGGTTTGCGCCTCGATACAGATATATTAGAATTTGCATTTGATGCACCCAAAATAGCGCAATTATTAGGTTATTTGGCACATGATTTTGCAATCATTAACGGATGTACAGAAAATAATAACGTTGTAAATAACGGTACTGTTTTTATTAATGGCGAAATACTTCCTTTCAAACAATCAGCTAAAGGTAACACGGTTGTAATTGTTGAAAAGAAAACAAAAAGAGCGTTCAAAACAGGTCAAAACAAAGATGTTTTAATTGAACGTTGGGTAGAATTTGGAGTTTCAACACAAAGTTTTAATTGGGCTTCATTTTATCGTGTAAAATCACTTAAACAATTAGAACTAGATTTGGCACAAAAAGCAAGTTTGCAAGCTTTTAATTCGTTGATTACTCGTGTAGAGAAATTAGAGTTATTTGCACGTCCTTTTGCTGTTGGCGGTTCAATGCTTTTCTGGAATAAACCCGCAGATCAAATTCCTGAAGGTTGGCGCGAAGTTGAAGATTGGCGCGAACGAATTGCGATGGGTTGGAATCCTGATTCCGAAACTTATCAAACTATTGGAAATACTGGAGGTTCTGAAACTCATCAGATTTCAAAATTTCAGTTACCAAATGTACGTATAGGTTATGATGATGCTTATCGTCTTGAAAATGCTAATTCTATTGGTGCAGCAGTTTCAGGTAAGATTGTTTTATCACAGAATTATCCTGGTGAAGCAGGTACTGATAATGATAATAATACTTTAGCTTATCGTCGTGCTGAAACCGATTTATTAGGTAATGGAGACTCAATTAACCATATGCCACCATATAGAGTAGTTATGTACATAGAACCAATTCCAATCCCTTAATTATGGCAAATTTAACACAAACAGTAGCACCACTAAGTACAATTATTGGTTGGTTTGCAGAAGACGCGCAGCCAACTTCTGTTCAATTTGAAACGACTTGGAAATCTTTTTTTCATAAGTCTGAAAACATACCAGTTGAACAAATATATCAGTTAAACGATATTTTAAATCTTAAAGCAGAACGCGATCATTTACATTTAGATTTGGCTAAAAAAGATGGTTCTAATCTTGATGCTGATGATATTTCAGGATTGAAAGAAGTTTTAGGCGTAGCCTTAGCTGCTCAAGGTATCATTAATAATATAAGTACAGATGTAACTTCTGAAGTAGCTGTTGCGCTTCCAGATGGAATTTATAAGCCAAAAACAACAGGTGTTTACACTTCAATTGGTTTAACAGCTCAAGAAAATTACACAACCCTATTTAAAAAATTAGATGGTGTTTGGAGTGTGTTTTCGGAAGAAAAATTGCCTATGTTGTCAGCAGAAGGAAAGGTAGAAGAAGGAAATACAGAAGCTGTTAGTGGTGGTGAGGTTTATAACGTTATTAATGATATAATGCTAATGAGTGAGCAGTATGGAGTTTTATCTACTACTTTAAACTCTGACGGAATAATTTCAAGCGCAAGTATTAAGTGGGAAGATGGAGTTACAGGTACTTTGACTTTCGGGGATTATAATTCCGATTGGTTAGCTTATGATAGCTATACAATAACCTACCAAGACAAAATAGTCACACAACCAAAAGTTACTAGAGATGGCAACGGAACAATAATCATTTCACCTTTAAAAACTATTTCATAATGGCAAATATAAACTGATGTATGGAGCGGTAAGATTAAAGAGTATGTAATTAATGTTGCCAACGAGCTTGATGTTGTATTATCATTAGTTGCAACTACCGTGATAGGCACTAATAATAGAACCATCAATATTGTTGGTTTGCAATCACCTACAGAAACTACAGGAGAGGCTGTGTCTGGAGTGACATCATTTGGAGGTAATATTACTTTCAATTCATACATGATGGATAATTCAGAGTTTGACGTTCAGTTAGATGTTAGAAAATTCAAGTATATTAAAATAACTATATCAATGGGAGGAAGCCAAACTTTAGATGCTTCCATATATTCGGGTAGAATTGATATTTTGAATGCTTTTGAAACATTTAATGCGGTTAAAATTAAAGATTTTAGAATATCCACTAAAAACAAAAAATGGCTTAGAGTAATAGTTGAAAACCTGTCAGAAGGCTCTGCTACCCCTCGTGTTGACATAAAATTCTACAAAAATAATGTAGAAGTAGTTAAACAAGTGTATTCATACATAAGAAACTTGTATCAAGACACTAGGATTCAAGTTAGTTACGGTGTTAGAGGTAGAATATCAGATAATTTAATAGATGTTTCTGATGTTGATTCATTTGAATTTACAGATATAGCTGGAGGTACTTTAGGCGTGTACTTTAATCTTTTTGAAGAAAGAGAGACAGAATACAAAAGAAAACCTTTAAAAACTCCATCAGCATTAAGAGGATTTGATTGGATAAAATTCAAAACACCAACAAATGCATCTGTTTTTAATCTTAGAGATTCAGTATCTAGTGAGCTAGCAACTTTCTATGACTCAAACAAAGAGGTAATAGGCAATGGTAACTTCAATGTCCTATTAGGTAAAGATTCAGAAATTTACGCAAATATTAAACACCTTAATGCTGTATTTTGGCAGGAAACTCCTTTAGAGTATGAGCCTGTTTTTAACTTTTCTGTACCCGCAATCATAGAAGTTAAAACTAACGATAATGTTTCTTTGAAAAAAGTAAACGCTGTTGCGCCAGTAGCTCAATATAATCGCTTCAAAGCCTATATAAATTACAGGACTTACGAGTTGCGTGTTACAAGCACAGGAGCAAGTTATTATGATGCGGAATATAGAAAACTTCTTATAGATGTAAATAGCGCAGGTAGTAGCCAAACAGTTTTAAATATGGTTATGATACCTTATAAAACGACAGAATCGGGTGCTATTATTAATGTAAGGTTGTGTATTCAGTTTGACGATGGAAATATTTACCATAACTTCCCAAATAGAAGCACTACAGGTCAAGGTACTATTTTACCTGCTGATATTATCGAGTTCGAGCAAAGTGTTGTTTGGGATAATGCAGGTTTATTCCCTACTAAAAACCAAACTCCTGCAAGTGGGTATTATTACGACCCAAGCCTACACGCTGATAACTATGAATTAGTTACTCCTATTTCTGCAACATCCCCATTTGGAAATAATGGGTTCCCTTTGATACACCCTACAACTAACAGGGTTAGAATGAGAAAGAATGGGTATCAAACGTTTTTAAAATCACTCAATGGTTGGGAAATATCACCAAAAGTAACAGCCTTTGATTCATATTATAGTCCAACGAAGAACGGATATTTTGAAACATCCGATGGTGGTAGACAATGGTTTTTACAAGGTAATATCGGTACAGATGGAGTGTTATCAAAGCATTACGGGAACTTAAACACAACAGGGTTGGTATTTGACGGAACAATTGAGATTAAAAAAGTCACTTTAATTAATCCTAGTGAAGCGGACAAAGACCCTGTAAACAGTTTTAGCATATCAGCAGGTAAGGTTGTATCCGGAATTGAAAGTGCAGACAACCCATCTATAACAGTTACGGCTCACGGTTTAGCGGTCAATGACAGAGTTATATTTACAGGAACTTCTACTAGTTATGGTTTTTTACTTAACAACACGCACGACCAAACTAGCGCAGGTAATAATCAAGTGTATAGAGTTAGTCAAGTAGTGAACGCCAACACGATTAAAATAAGACCGATGAGTTCTAATCCTAACGCTAAGATTGAGTGCAGTCACACGCACGCAGTTAATATCGTATATGATGGATTTTTAGTATCGTGCGGTGAAGAATATCCTAAAGGGTGGATTTATTATTTGCCTAATAAAAATAGTGATATTATGGCTGCTACTAGTTCACATTTAATAAGACCTATTCACAGATTAACAAGCACGGCTAATTCTGTTCAAAGAGCGGTAGGGTTTTTAATGTTAGCGGATGATTTAGAGAATCCAACTTGTTTATTTGCCTCAGACTCACCTGGGATAAGTACGCCTATTATGAAAGTAGGAGAAAGAAACATAGTATCAAGAAGTTCATTTGGGCTATACAGAGGTAAACTAGCAGATTTGGATAATATTAATCTTTACAAACCTATTGTTGAGTTTAGTGATGGTATGTTAGGATTAAAACTAAGTAATGATACTATTTTAGCTGTAGGGGGTGCGAGTAGTTCTTTTGCTGTATCGCAAGATTACGGCAAGACTTTCAAGAAATTCAGGTGGAATGTTTTGTCTGGTTTTCCATCTGTAGCAGGTTATAATGAAAAAAATGAAATGGTGTTTAATAATGGTTTTATTCTATCATCTAAATAAGTCCTAAAAATTTATGTCTAAACAAAGCATAAACTAATACGAAGTGCTGTAGGGCAGGAAATTCATAATAAAAACCGCTCTTTAACTAGAGCGGTTATAAAAAAAATATAATGATATACGAAATGAAAAAAAATCAATCAAAAAAACAATAAGAATGATAAAAACATTTTTAGCAAGATATAATTTAAAATAAACAACCACTCTTCGGAGTGGTTCACCTTCACAAAAAAGTAACATTAACTCAAATTGAAAAATCATTTAAAGCACGTATAAAAACTACACGTGAAGGATAAATTTATTTAAAATTTTAAGGTATGATATATTTATCAGCAGGACATCACAACGCCGATTCGGGGGCGGTTGGGAACGGTTACAGGGAAGCCGATTTAACCAAAGAATTCCGAAATACCATTGTCAAAGAATTAGACAAAATGGGTGTAAAATACATTTTAGACAAAGACAGTGAAACTAATTCGCAATATCAAGGACGAATTAAACCAGGATCAGGTTCTGTATTGTTGGATATTCATTTTAATTCTGCAACATCAAATGCAAGTGGTGTAGAAGTGTTAGTAGCAAACGATGCTAATGGCGATTCAAGACTTTTTGCATCAGAAATTTTAAAAGCAACAATTTCAGCAACAGGATTACCAAATCGTGGTGTAAAAAAAGAAAGCGATTCGCAACATGCACGCATTGGTATTTTACATCGTGGTGCTGGTATTGCTGCATTGGTAGAAGTTGGATTCATTAGTAATGCCAACGATATTAAAGCCTATAAAAAGGCTTTACCAACCTTAGCGAAATCGTATGCTAATATTCTAAAAAAATTCGAAGATTTACGAGTATGAGAACACTAATTATAATGATGGTAGCGACATTGATGTCGTTAGCATCTTGTGCAACAAAACGCAAAACAAAGGAGGTAGAACAGGTTAAGGTTGAAAATGATAAATCAATCATTAATGATTCGTCAGTTAATCTCCAGTTACAGAAATCAACTTATGATTATTTGCAAAACTATTCTAAGAATGAAACGCTATTGCAAAAGCTTGGTTTAACGTATTCTGGTAAAACGAATGAGGATAAAGGTAAAGTTTCATTAAAACAAACAGAAAACGGTTTAGAACTCGATATACAAGGCGCAATCGCTATGGCTTTGGAGAAAGAACAGTCGAAAGATGAAAAACTTGATAAAAGAGAATTATTGAAGTCTTTTGATTCTATTGTTAATATTCAATTAAAACAAGAATTAGATCAACGGGATCAAATGTTATTGGATAGTTTTAAAAGCAATACAGAAAAAGAAAAGACAGATATATCAATTTGGATTTATGTCCTCATCGGAGTGGTTATAAGTTTAGTCATCTTCTTTGCATGGCTCAATAATCAAATCAATAAACTTAATAAAATAGGAGGAAAATAAAGTCCTCCGAAAATTAAATACCTCTCACAGTAATTTAATATTAAAGCATAAAGCTCCCATTCGGAGGACGTAAGTCTTCTTGATGGGAGCTTTTATATTTTTTACTGTGAGAGCTACAAATTTATAAATATAAATCGAAATAAAAATGAAAAATTACACGCAAAGTCCATTGCCATTTCAAGGGCAAAAGAGAAAGTTTTTAAACCATGTAAAACAAGTTTTGGCAAATAGTTCAGAAGATGCAACTTATGTTGATTTATTTGGAGGTAGCGGTGTTTTAAGTCATACTGTAAAGCAACTAAAACCAAATGCTAAAGTTGTATATAATGATTATGACGACTTTAGTAAACGATTAGCAGCAGTTGCTCAAACGAATGTATTACTTGATAAAATTAGAGCAATTACAAAAGAATTACCGAAAGATAAATTAATACCTGAAGTACATAAATTGAAATTATTAGAATTGATTAAAGATGAAGAATGTAGATTGGGATATGTTGATTATATCACTTTATCCAGTTCATTATTATTTAGTGCAAAGTATGTTACTAATTACAATGATTTAACTAAACAAACCTTTTATAACAATGTACGTCAAAGTAATTATGTGACTGATGATTATTTGGCTGGAGTAGAAATAGTTCATCAAGATTATAAAGAATTGTTTGATCAATACAAGGATTTGGATAATGTTGTATTCTTAGTTGATCCACCGTATCTAAGTACAGATACTTCAACTTACACGAATGATAAGTATTGGAAGTTGAAAGATTATTTGAATGTTTTGGACGTATTAGTGAATACAAATTACTTATACTTTACGTCTAATAAAAGCCAAATCGTTGAACTTTGTCAATGGATGGAAGACAGAACCTCAATTGCTGAAGTAAATCCATTTAGCGGCTCTACAACGGTTTGTATCAACACAACGCTTAATCATTCTGCCAAGTATACAGATATGATGTTGTATAAGTTGAATTAAATGTATTTTAAAAGCCGTTTAAGACTATTTTAAACGGCTTTTAATTTGAGGAAAGTTTTGCGATTTTATTGTACATTTCGTTTTGAAAAAGTGTACATTTCGTTTTGCGGATTATATAATACTATTGTAAAAAAATATACATGAAAAAACTTTTATTCTTCTCAGCTTTATTAATTTCAAGCTTTATGTTCTCGCAAGATGAAATTAATGAACTGACATATAAAAAAACACAAGACATTAATTTTTTCAACTCTATTAAAAACGGTACTCAAGTAAACAAATATGTAACTGTAAGCGACAATAGCGTTTCAGTCGGTGATACTTTAATATTAGGTACTCCTACTTCTGAAGAAACAGCTACTAGGACATATTCTGGAAGCTACGGGACTAAAGCACGAGGAGGAGTTTCACAATCTAGAAGTACTTCAAAGAAAACTTATGAATTTGTAAAATTAGGTAGACCTGCTGGTTTTGGTAGTGTTATGACTGCGATGAGCGGCGAAGCACAATTGATGGCTGATAATTCATTAAAGAATACTAGTGTTATTGTTCAAGAAATAAAAACTTATCATAGAGGAAGTAAGAATAAACCATTATATGTTGTTATGGTTTTGGGTGAAATGAATGGTAAGGCTTTTGGCGTAAATAAATATTTAAGT